AGCATTTGGTCGCGTCGGTCCTCTAGGTATTCGTACAGGCAGCGACCAATCTCTGGATTATCGTTAAGATGCTTCTTAAATTCAGTAAAATTCACGTTATTGTCCCCCCTCTAGGTTCTGTGTTTCCATGTTACCAACGCTGGCGGCCTCTGTTCCGTAGATACCGAACTCAGATCCGTTCTTCTCTTGCATCAGAGCCATTTCAAGTTGCTTCTTGTATTCTCCAAGTAGGAACATAAATTGAGGATTTCCGAATAGAATAGATTTAACCTGTCCAGATTGTTCAATTTCTTGTTGCTCTGATTCATATTCTCCAACAATTTGCATACGCAATTCAGCAGCATTAGTAGCTGGCGCACGTGCAATGCCAGCAGACATTTGAGCAATATCAGACAATGTCTCATTCTTAATCTTGTCAGTACCCTGTTCGGCTGGAAGCAAAATAGCTTCAGCAGCCATTGGGTCAGCCATAGTAAGCAGGAAGTCAACAACAGCTTCATTATTAACACGACCAGAAGTATCTAGCTGTGCTGCTTGAATAATTGTGTTAGCCATCTTTTCCATCTTTTCTGGATTATCATACAACGAGTTAAAGCTAATGCAAACGTCCATCTCTGTTTCTTCTGAATTTTTTACAAACTGCACGGGTTCTGGACGACCAGTAATACGGAAGAACAATTCGTCTGGTCCCTTTAGTTTGTACATCTCGTAAATTAGCTTAAGAACATCTTGAGCAAAACTTAGGTGACGATTAATCGAGGCACGTTGCATTTCCTGCGAAATAGGATCTTGTGGATCGTGACCAACTAGGCGATCTGCTTCAGATACAATTTCTTTTTCTAAATTAAATACAGCGCCAAAGTTCGTGTTACGTTGTAGATATGATGGTGCTTGACCAGTGCGTGTGGCATAAACTCCACCAGGGCCTGGACGACCATGATCCCACGTTGGCGGCGCAAGCAATGATGGACTTACTTCGTAAGCTGAGTTATCCATGTTTGCGTCTCGGAGAACCTTCTGGTTCTTCTGGCTTGCCTTCAGCAGCTCAGGAACTGTCGGGGCGCTGTATAGTGTGCGTGCATCGTAACTACGAGATTGCACTACAAAGGGTAATTGGCGCAAACCGCTTAGCAGCATACGCTTGGCGAATGGAGGAACTTCCCCATCGCTATCGCCAAACTCGGGACTCCATACTGTTAGGTAAATACCTTCAGCTAGATCATCTCGGTCAATTAAACGCTCAAACGTAAAAACAACATCAATCAAGTCGCGGTCTTCATGTATTGAAGATGGCTGTCGAGGATTGAGGATTGATTTGCTTGTACGAAAAGTGTTAAGTGTTCCACGTTCATTTTCAACAGCCCAATCTGCCCACTCTTTATCCCATCCCTCCGAGCTTACTCGGCTAAGGATTTCTTGAGCGGTCATTGGCTTTCGAATATGACAACGCGGTGCGTCATTAAAATTTGTTGTATATGATGGAGCAAAGAACTCTTCATCTGGCGAAAGAACCTGCAAGACGGGTGAACCTTGATCCTCAATGGTTACGGGGAAAGTTGCCACCCCGTTTTTACGTAATTCACCAAGTGCCTTCTTGGCCCTCTTTTGGTTAATCTCCCATCCTGGAATTGAGTTAAATGCTTCTAGCGCTTCATCAACCCGATCTTCATCAGCAAGCAATGAAATATAATCATCTGCTTCCTCTGGAAAACTTTTTTGAATTTCGCTTAGGTCAAAGATTTTTTCGTATGAACGCTTAGTCGGTGACTTGTAGTCGCAATATGCTACACGCAAGGATTTCTCTTGAGAATAGTTATCAGATTTCTCCATCTGCTGCCAGAAGTCTTTAATGCCAGCGTCACGCAACCACCTCATAAATGCCGTAACTTCCTGTGATCGAGCTACATCTTCAAACGCACGAGGATAGGCTCTAATTTGCGATGCGCGAAGCGCGTTCTCGTTAATAGCTATTTGAGATGCAATGTGGTATTCGGCTAGGTGAACCTCAGTGTCAGATGAATTTTGAAACGGAAATGCCGTTTCGCTAGACTTTTTCAAGTCATCGGTCTTGCCCTCCCATTGGCAGTGTCGAATATCCGCAGAGTCACTGCACCGCTTAATAAAGTCGGAAAGACTGTCTACATCCTCATCGAAAGTTTCCTTGAACTGGTTGTAGTCGAACTCGTCAAAATAAACATCTGACTCGTCGCTGTCTTGATTCCGTAGGGTTGCCATTAGTGTGAGTGTATCAAATGTGATCGGTAAGGGGTAATGTGTTCTATTCCGCCATTATAAACTGCCAGTCAATCCCACTCGCCTAGACTTGATCGCACTGATGATTTTCTCCAGTGAATCGTCGCCGTAGCCAAGTGCGTCGCACCATTCTTCGTCGGACATTGGGATTACTCCACTCTCCCGATTTCGCCTAATTAGGTCGATGGTCGCCCAAGCGTTGACGTTGTCGGATATGAACTTCTTATTTTGCAGGGTATCGATAATAAGCGACCCCATCGCTATAAACTTTATTAACCTTGAGGCGTTTGCCAGCCATATTGATGATATCCTTCCACTTCGCTGGGACCGATACGCGGATCTTGCGGCGTGTGTCTGGATCTTCGGCAAAGACAACGCGAGTGTTGCCAGTCTGGTGGTGTATGACTTTCACCGTGACGATTTCTGGAGCAGCCTCCTCGATAATGTCGATCTCACCCTTGATCTGTGCCATGATCTTCAGCACGCCAGTGGGCAGGATGTATTTTCCGTCCAGGTCCGCTGGGAGACAGACGGACGCTCGTAGCTTGCCAATTGCCATTGGCGTATATGGTTTACCTAGCTGTTCAGCTATTGTGGTACATGTTTCGTGTTCTGATTCTGTCATGATATGTGAGTTTATGTGAGTTTATGTCTTTTTTAGATTGCTGGCGTTCTTTTTTGCTCTGATCGCGCTTTCGCCACTTTAAGTGCTTCCACCATTCTACTTTTTTGACTATCCAAGAGCGTGCCATGATTAGTACCCGCCTGAGCTAACGAGCACCTTGAGTTTGCCATTAGAGTAGTGTTCTGGTCCGTGACCGTGATTCGCTGTTCGCAAATAGCGAAGGCAGTCGATAAAGTCCTTGAGTGCCTCGTCCTTCTTGCCCTGAGCGCCATAGTTGATGATGGCATAGATTAGATTGCCACAATCTTCGTGGATGTAGACGCGGGGCTTGTTGGCTGCGTCGATGGGCAAATTAGGGTTGTAGCTGAACCAGTCGTCGATGGCAGTAAGTCCCTGCTCCTCCTTTGAACCCATGGATGGCACATAGTGGAAGTCGTGTACGGAGAACTGGTCAAATAAGTCAGTGTTGTCGGCATTCTCGTTAGCGAAGAAGCGGGAGTCACCGATGCGCTCAAATGTCGGATGAATTCCCAGTTCCTTCTCAATGTCGGAGAAAAGCTTACAATATCCGACAACATCATAGCCTAGCTTCTTAGATGCTGGACCAAACTTCCAGTGTGGATCACCGAATTCAGCCCAAGGACCATACGTCTTGCGATCTGGCCACTCTCTGCGGATGTAGACGGATGTGTCGGATCCAACGCCACTAACCCCAGCCCACAGGCTAGTGTAGTTACGAGCGCCAGCTGGGTCGACCACTTGGTAGCTGGTAAACTTTGCCTTGTCCGAGATATCGGGGAAGGCATCATGTGAGAGTACATGAACGTTCTGGCTGAAGAGGGGGAACAGAGACGTCATGCTCTTGACTGGAACACCGTACGCACGGGTCAGGATCTCGTCCCGCGTGCTGTGCCTTAGCTCCTTAGCAATACGCTCATATCCGCCGAACGGATTGAACTCTGAGTGGAAGTACACAATTCCAGCGTCTTTCTCTGGACTGTATTGAGTAACAGGTACTTCTTCCCCATCCAGCAGTGGTGCTTTGCGCGTTTTCCTTGTCTCTGCTCCCTTTAAAAACTCTGCCACGAATGGTGTATAGCCATCAATGGGCGTAAACGTAAGCATCATCTTGGCATCGCGTGTAGCTAGGCGGAATCGCATGGTGCGTATCAGATCACCGTCCTCTAGGTACTCGTCTGGCCACAGGCCGATGTTATGCCACTCTGGAGCCTTTGAACCTAGCTCTAGACCCTCAAACTTGCTTCGGTTGGCGATGAACTGGCTGTAGGTGTGGAATAGCACCTGCGAGCCGTTGGGTAGGATGAATGACTGCCCAGTGAAGCCGTTCTTTACGGTGTAGTTCAAATACTCCAGCACGCCCTTGGTCTTCTGCTTGAACTCTGGCGGTAGATAGCGGTAGACAGCCGATTGCTGCGTCCTGATGGATGCGTCAGCGTCCTGCGCGAAACAGACGATGATAGACTTAGGGTTCTCCAAGGCAGCCTTCACGACGCTCCTAGCGCCATACTCGGTCTTTGAGCTACGGTTACCACCAAACACCATTAGAGTGTCGTACTTATCCAACATCTCGTCGGCATGCACCCAGCCCTCTAGCGACACACCAAAGTTCAGCGGGTCAGCGTCAGCGTTTGCAATTGCCTCCTCGTGCTGCCTGTGCATCTCTATGAGCGTCTTCAGACCTTCTGGCTTAGAACTGCCGTCTTCGTTGAAGCAGAGCTTCTTGATNNCNTCAGGCGTAGGGGCCTTGAGGATAGGGTGTACTGTCCACTTCATGTTAGTCTACGTGTATTAGTTCGTTCATAATTTTAAAGTAATGCTAGACCACTACGGGGTAGTTGCCGATCAGCGCGCCGAGTCGGATGCGTAGTGGCTAGCAAAGTTGTTCAGTCTACAATCTCTACTTCCTGAATCTCTGCAAGCATCTTACGGGCATACTCCTCAGCCTCGTCCAGTGTCGTGCGATGCTCGACAACGATCTTCTGCACATTAGTCCCCGTGAGCTTGCCGTGGATGTCGTTGAACGCCTGTAGTGCCTTTGCTTGCTTGAACAGCTCATTGCCGTCGATTGTCACAGACCCGTTCTCGATTGCCGTTGAGTACATGTCCTGCGAGGCTCGGAAGGTGTCTAGCCCTTGGAACTGGATAGACGCTAACTCCGAAGCCCACGCATTGCGGACGGACTGGCACTCTGGATCAGCCATCAGCTCAGTCTTCACGTCGTAGTAGAAGTTTCTGGTGATACTGTTCTTTCGCAGGAAGTCCGCCACGGTGGTTGGCATCTGGATGATGTGCTGAGCCACTAAGCCCCACTTCTTGGGTTCTCGGTGACACCAAGCTCGATTATGCTCACTAGCAGCCTGCGCGTTCTTCAGCGCAGTTGTAATGTAGTCCTTTGTGACAATACTAAGCTCTTCACTCATAATCCTCGTCGTCGAGATCCTCCATTGTTGACCAGAAAGCAGCATCTGCCATTGCTAGTTCTTGTGACATATCTATGAGACTATCAGCGAACAGCATCTTTCCAACACGCCAGTTGCTGAAGTCGTAGCGCAAATCCCCGTTCTCGCCTAGTATGGCAAAGGCATAGTTGATGGAATGCTCTGCCATGAAAGCTTTGAGCTTCTCCATTGGATCGTCTTCCATTATTGATTGCTCCCATATATTGTACGGGAACGAACGCCCACGGGTAACTCATTCTTAGGCACATCACGCTTGTCAGATGCTTTACGTGTGTCCTGCTTAATGTCGTCAAACCGCTTGCGATACTTAGCCGCATCTCGATTCAATGTCCTTGGTTGGCTACCTTTAGTACTCATGCTGATTTTCCTCAAATTCAAATTCTACATTAAGAGATCGAAGCGCGTACTTAGCAACGTGATTTAAGACTTCCATATCTTCATACTCAGCATATCGATTACCGACAGTTTTCATATAGTAACCTTCGCTATCTGCCATAATCCAACAGAGAGTAATACAAGCTTCCCTGCCTAAGCTCTCGCTATAAGTCCAAGCAACAATCTCGGCACGCCGATTCTCAGCTGCTGGTCTAAATTCTACATTTTTATATCTCATAATTNNTTGTGTCTCGGTTAGTGCCTCTGCTGTCTCTAGTTCAGCCCTTGTGGCTGCGATGTTCTGTTTAAATATGTCCTTGATGCATTTGATCGCAAACGGCTCTGGT